GATGGAAGCACTTCAGGGTCTTGGTGTTGGCTCTCGTACTGGCTTTGGTCTTAATCGTGGGGTTCAACTTGGTGAAGAAGTAACGACTAGAGCAGAAGCACTACAGCGTATGTTCAGAGAAATGCCAAAAAACATTCAAGAAGGTTTGAATAATAGATTTGATGCAAGAGTCAACAGAGCAACAAATCTCAGAGAAGTTGGGAGACTTGCGTTAGCATCTGTACAGGGTAGAACAGAAAAAATTGCTACACATAGTGTGTCAGCCATTGCAAGAGCCATTTCATTTGTTGCTACCGCTATTCAAAGATTCCTTTCTGGATCAGTAAGAGTCGTTTTAGAAATAGCTAGAAGGGTTGGTGAACCAGTACTAAGAATGGCAACACGCGGTCTTAGATTACTTGGTAGAACTATTTCTGCCATCTATACCGTTGTCGAAGTTCTCATTCTGGTGTGGAACCTTCTCGAACTCTATAACAATGGTGAAATCACAGAATCAGAATTTGAAAGACGTTGCAAAGTACAACTTCGTCGCGTCATTGAGATTGTTGGTATGCCAATAATTCTTCAAATGCTCGGTGGTGGAATTGGTACTATGACTGGCCCCGCCGCAGTTATTCTTGCTCCTATTGGAAGTTTTCTAGGTCTTGTGGTTGGTGTGTTCTGGGGTGATGAAATTTTAGAGTTCATTGGCGGTGATGCTTTGGTTGATGTGCTCTATGAAATCATCACCTTCTTCGGAAATCCATCATGGAACCGGGCTGGTAATATCATGGAAGACATTGGTAATATAGGTTCTGGTATCTGGGCGCGTGTGGTGTCTTTTGTTCAAAATAAATTCAGAACCGTTGTGGACAATGCGACTAGTGTCATTCGAGAAAATTTGGATATTGGTTTGCTTGCTATCCCCGGCTTGAATATTGTTGCTGCACCAATCATAGCTGCGAGAAGATTTAATCCCAACACCAGAAGAAACAATGATGTCGCTGATGAGATCGGAAACACCAACGTCATGAACCGCGACCTTGATGATGAACAGAGACGTAATGCTGAGATGATTTATGATCGTTTCATGCAAGCGTTTGACAACGAAAATGTAGCTGAAGCTGCCGTTGCAAACGCCTACCACGAAAGCGGTCTAAGAGATAGACCGGGTAGGGGTGATGGTGGTAATAGTGTTGGTCTTTTCCAATTGAACACAGGACCATACTCCGCTCTTGGTAGATGGGCTCTCCGTGAGAACCCCAACTGGACTATTGATGATCTTGAACGGCCAGAAAACAACATCAGCGCCATGATCAGTGCCATTGAAGATGGTGCTATTGGTGATGTTGGGAAAAACAGATTGCTTGGTTCAAGAGACTTGAGAAGTGCTGTGGAAGCATTCACACGCTACGCAGAACGTCCAGCAGACATGGCAGGACAGATTAGAGACCGAACGCAAACGGCATTTGACTTTACAGACATGTATCAGCAAAGAGGTGGTTCACAACCACCAATTTATGTCGCGGATAGCGGTGGTGGCGGGCGCAATATGTCAGGTGACACTACAAGGACCGGGACAGAAGCACCAGAAAACTTTGGTGATATGTTCGGTACTGACGGATTTCTCTCTGGATTGCGGTTAGGATTTTGATAGAAAAGGGGGGTAGAATGCTACCCCCCTCATCATTTTAATCGTCTGCCAGTGACTTGAAGTAGTCAAGACTATCATCATCATCATCCGGCGCAAGTTCCGCATTGGAGCTTGATTTTTCTTCCGGTGGGGTCCACACGGATTCTTCTTCGTCCTCATCCTCATCAAGATCGACACGCTCTGCCGTAGAGTTTTTAGACGAACCTCCGATGACCTTCTGCAAACGCGCATTCAGTTCATCATAGGATTTAAAGGTTGACGGATCAATGAACTCCTGAAGGGAGTATTCTTGAAGCCATACCTCTTTCATCTTATCTTCATCTTCATACAAAGGACCAGTGTCTTCCCATACTGAACTGGTATAGTTCGGGTAGCCATCGACCTTACGAACGCGAAGCTTCAGATTTGCACCTTTCCAGAGGTCAAACGGATTGAACTTTTCTTCATCCTCAAATTCAGGGTGCATGGCCGAATTGAGTTTGTCAAAAATTTGCTTCCCGTAGTCAAACAAGAAGACCTTACCGTCATTGTCTGGGTTTGCCGGATCGTGTACAACGAGAATGTTTGAAACGTAGTGGAGTTTACGTTTTTGCTTGCGAGCTTGCGCTTGCCCATCCTCACCTTGATCCCAAAGTCTGCTATTGTATTCAGACACAGGATCGTCCTTGCCAAGAGTTGTCAGGGACTTGTTGATGTACCAACCACCGGGTCCTTTGAAGAAGTGATCCCAATAGCGGACGAACGCCATCTCTTCACCTTTTGGTGCAGGGAGGAAGCGAATAACAGCAGTACCGTTACCAGCCTTGTCTTTGGTTGGTTCCCAAAAACGATCATCTTGTTGGAATTTACCCGAATTGAGTTTTTCGGCTTCTTCGGAGAGTTTTGCGAAGTCGGACTTGCTGCCCTTCTTCATTGAGTCAAAGTCATTTGCCATCTGCATATCCTTTCTTATCTAGTATGCTCGTATGTTTTCTTATCCACATACACATAACAACGTTCTATATATACGTCCTAATCAGCGGCATGTAGGAGGAGTCCTTTGTACTTCTCCCGATCATACTTCAGAAAAGGACGCAGCTTATCCAACCGGAATCTTTCATCGGGCCAGATAAACTTGTCTGCCAATTTGTCGGACCAGTAGTCAAACACGTTGGCCAAGTCATCACATATTACGAGGGTTTGAGGCGACACGCGCCCCTCCACGTAAGCATCATAAATCTTTGGGTACTGACCACCTCGAACCGTAAACGCATCGTCTAACGATTCAAATTGCCCAATCTCCCTTTTGAAATAATAGGAAGATGTCATGGGCTTCACGAACTCCAAAGCCTGTGATTCTTTATCAGGCCCTACCATGTCAGTAAGATAGGCGTTCTTGTTTTTGAAGAACGCATGGATCATGATCTCTTTCACATGTTTCCGTCTGGCAAGCTGTTCAAAGAGAGCCTTGTCATGACGGTCATTGTATGCTTGTTGACTTGTCTTTACCTTGCCATTGTACTTCACAAAGTCATAGGTCTTGTTGTTGAAGTGCCGCTTTAAGGCAAGGTACATCTCGTACACTTCAGTAGGAGACATCACGCTCTCCTTTTCGGTAGCCTTTTTGTCTTTGGCATAAAATTCAGATTCTCAGCATCAATCTGGATGAGAGCCTTCAGTTTTGGGTTGCTCTTGATAATAGAAGCTGCCACTTCAATCTCAATATCATGGCGCTCACATACTTCAATGGTGGCTTCCATGTAGGTAATACCGTCCTGTCTTGCAAGTACTCTGATTTCTTTTAGGAAGTCATCTGAAATGATCATTTTTTGTTGAATCGTCTTCCAAAATCAATAAGGTATTTAGAGAACCACAGCAGACCATCACCAACAAATTGAACCAAAAAGAACATCACAATCATAAAAATGAAAAATGGCCATAGAAACATTGTGCCTGTGATGGAAGCATAATCATGGTCATAAATAGGAGTTTCATCTTTACTAAACCACCAACCAGCAATAGGAAGTGAAATCAAATAACCGATAAAATACACAGCAAGAAAAATTGCAAGTTCCATAATGTCCTCTCATAAAAATTGGCGGATAGGGTAGGATTCGAACCCACGGAACCCTTTCAGGTCCTCTGGTTTTCAAGACCAGTGCCTTAAACCGCTCGGCCACCTATCCATCGTATTTTGCTTTCAGGCGCTCATACTCTTTACGATCACGCTCTTCTTTTTGAGCTTTCCGTTTCTTTGCGTCTGCTCTTTTCTTTCGTTCATATTCTAAAAGCTCTTCAACGCGAACATCACGCTCTTCATCGGTTTCAAAACGCCGCCATGTAATAGTAAATTCACGATCAATGCTATCGTAATATCCATAGGAACAATCAGCCTCATAACGTAAATCCCAACCCTCTTGAGATTTACATTCATCCACAAAAACCTGAAGCTTGGTAATCAAATCTTCTACAAAACCGTCACCAAAAAACATGGTATCAACAAGGTCTCTGCGTTCAATAATTTCCAGCTTTTCTTTTTCATCTTGTGTTATCATCATAATCTCCTATTGGCGGAAGCAGATGGGATCGAACCACCGTGACCCGCAAGGGCCAGCCATGGGTTAGCAACCCAGCACATTCCCGCTCTGTCATACTTCCAATTTGGCACGGGTGGTAGGATTTGAACCGTTTTGGGCCATTCAAAATATTCAGCAAACGTCTTTGCCTATTCTCTTGCTTGGCTTTCCTTTCCACCGAAGCTCGCGTAGCTTCAGATACTAGGGAAATTTACGTCTTCTGGTCCTTTGACCAGTGTTCTACCAGACTGAACTACACCCGTATAATTTTGGTTGCGGGAGTGGGATTTGAACCCACGACCTTCAGGTTATGAACCTGACAATCTGACCAGACTGATATATCCCGCGATAAACGCTTTGAAGAACACTAAGTTCATCACGGTGAGGAAGTCATCATCCTCATACCGCGTACACGATGACCTTAGAAGTTAGATGACTTAGTGTTCTTCAAAGCGGTGGTTTTTCAAGGGTAACGTCTCACCAAGGATACCACCAAACCTTACATGATCATACTAGCACACAATGTGCGCTATGTTAATCACTTTTTTCGTACAGAGCACGATCTTCATCAGAAAACGCTGTACTGTCAACATCAGCAGTGGCCGCATACATCATAGTAGACCGCGCCAGACCTTTGGCCCGGAGACCAATCGTTACCGGATTCTGATTATTCATATTGATATTGACCACTTGTTGTGGAGCAATACCAAGACTACGTGCTTGTTCGACAACTCGCAAACCTTCTGCAAGGAAGACAACCGCCCACTCACGCGATTTGAAAGAGTCAATAAGCATCTTCACATCCTCATGTGAGAACGTGCGTGAAGAGTTCTCTTCACCATCAGTGATCACGACCAATTGAATGATCTCACCGTCACGGAGCTTCATCTTCTGGATGTCATGAACCGTGTTGCCAATGGCGTCATAGAGAGCCGTGCCACCACTCGGAGACACATTAACAGAAGACCAGTCTTTCAACTTATGGACCCCGCCTTTGACAAGACCATTAAGTGAATCTGGCTCACCACGAGTCCAGTGATAACTACCAGAACTGAAATAGTTCAGAGAGAACCGTACTGAAGTGTTCTTGTCTGCCTTGAGTGAGGAAACATATTCCTCAATCATTGAAATTGTGCTGTTCCAGTTACTATGCATAGAACCAGACTTGTCCAATAGAAATTGAACGAAAATTTTATTCTTGCTCATCTTTTTTCTCCTTTGTGTGTGATGTGCGTGTGTAAGACCGCTTCATGCGGGTTTCTACATTGGTTTCTGTGTCTGCCACAAAACCGTAGAACTGATTGCCCAAACCGACGATTGCGTCTTCGCTTGGGAACGATAGTGATGAAAGTGAATCAGCAGCATCCAAAGCAAGTGCACTTACTTCCTCACTATTTAGTGCAGAAATTTGGGATAGTCTGTCTTGCTCCGCGTAATATTCGCTCTCAAGATGTTCCTTCGCCATACGAAGGCACTCAAGACGAATCTCATAGGGAGACTTTGAGTCTTTAGTCATGTTATTTCCTTTGTGTGTATGTGTGTAAAGCACATTGGCGGCAATATTAACGACCTTTGCTCTTACTATCGGGACGGTCAAGCGAGTGCCAATATGGTGATTAAGTGGCGGTTCATTCTGTTTCCAAGGGAACCGCCAAAACTCAGCATGGGGGCCTAAGCCGCCATGGCATATTGCTCATTTTCGTTCGCAATTAACGTTTTGGTCTGATGTCGGTAGTACCATACCGATGTTCTCCACATCCCTACTCAGTGCCAGTCGATCCTAATTCACCCCCATCAAAAACACATTGGATTTTTCGAGCTTAGGTGAGGGTAACGTCCATCCCTCCTTCGGATCAAATTCCACGGGTCCGTCCGATATTTGTGGATGGACGATCCTACCTTCTGGACCTGCTTCCTTTTGCTCGACTCCGATCACCTACCAATGCGCTTGTGGTGGAGGCGCGGGGCTCTGCCCCCCGGTCCTGTCCACATTTCAGTCCGTTTCACCGAACATAACCCTATTTATACCAAAAATAGATGGGTATGTCAAGCACTTTTTATCCCAGCCACGAAAAAAGTGCAATGATCAATAATACCCCAGAGACCACCAGAAGGCCCACGGCTGGCGTATGGATCAAATAGTCAATGACCCATACCAACAAGAAACAGGCTATGAAGGACGCAGCTAGGGCCAGCCAAATAGACATTATCCAGCATATCCTTTAAGCTTTACTTGTTCCCTCATGAACTTTAAAATCGACATCGTTTCATCACCAAGTGGTGTACCACCTCTGGTTTTTTTCCAATGTTTTTTTGCTTCCTTGAAGGTAAAATAACGACAACCAGCAATCACACGAACAATATCGTCTTCACAAGGCAATGCGACAAAAGCATACCCATCAGACCTCATAATACCAGAGAC